TTAAGAAAAGGAGATTCACATGAGCGAAGATAAACCAAAGAAGCTATTTTTCTCCATTTTAAGTGGTGAGTTCTATCAGGTTGAAGAAGATGAGATAGCAAATCTTGACAGTTATCAAATACCGTTTAAACATCGTCCTAAACAATCTTGTAAGAAGTGTTATGGAAGAGGTTATATTTCTCACAACATAACTTATAATGTATATCAACTATGTCCTAAATGTGCAAGAGCTTGCATAGATTTCGATAACTTTAAGAATCGCAATATAGAGATCTTAAAACATGCCAAGTAATATTCTCGATTTTTTTCCGAAGAATGATACACCTAGACCGTCTCAAGTTGAAATTCTTGAAAAAGTTTTTGAAGCTATAAAAGAGAAGGTAAAGTTTATAATCATTCAAGCTCCTACCGGATCTGGTAAGAGTCATCTAGCAGCAACATTAGCTAATTATAGTAGAGACTATGAAAAGCATTACCTCTCCTTAGTACAAACTGGTAAAATTTTTAAGAAGTATCCCGGTGGTGATTATGTACATAAAGAGATTCTTCAAGATCTTCCTCGTGCAGGCTGTGTTACATTAACGGAAACAAAAGCACTTCAAAATCAGTATAAAGACTTATTTTCAAATGCTCGTATATTAAAAGGTAAACAAAATTATCCTTGTGCAATTGATGAGGAATTCGATTGTGATCTTGGCCCTTGTCTCATATCAAGAAAGCTTAAAGAAAGCTGTCAACAAAAGAATTGTTGTCCATATGATGTAGCAAGAATAGATACACTAGCTTCAAAGTTATCTGTACTAAATTATAGTGTATTTCTTACGCTTCCAACCCATGTTAAATATAGACAGTTTATAATATGCGATGAAGCATCTGAATTAGAAGATGAGATTGTAAATAGTTTTTCTTGTACTATTGAGTATTCAAAAATCGATTTGAAGGGATTCGATATGAAAAAGATTTACTCTGATGATGTAAATCTTGGTCATAATTGGCTCCTCGCTCTTGCGGAACATCTTAAAGAAGAAGTAGATGAATTGCAGAGTGTTATATTAAATACAAAGAGAGATAATGAGGGAAAGAAGAAGCTCATATTTAAGATGCGCTTTTATAAGAACATGCTCGAGAAAATAATATTGATATTGAAAAATTGGTTTAAAACAGAGTATATAATTGAGTTTGATAGCGAGAAATGTTCCTTTACACCTCTCTATGTGAATATGCTTGCTCAAGACTTTTTTCAATTTGGAGAAACTATTATACTCATGTCTGGAACCATACTTGATCATAAGACTTATGCAAAGACTTTAGGAATTACAGAGTACAAGTTTATAGAAGTAGATTCAGAATTTGACCCAAAGAAGTCACCTATATACTGTTGGGATAAGTGTGTATTGAATCATGAGAATATGGATAAGAATTTACCTAAGGTAGTTGATGCAGCATTGAAGATTTGTGAGCATCATCAGAATCAAAGCGGAATAATACATACACATACATTTAAGATCACACGTGCTATTCAAGATAAGATAAAGGGACAAAGAAGGTTCCTGTTTAGAGAAGAGGGTATAACGAATGAGATGCTTTTACAGCAGCATTTCGAAAGAACCGATGAAACTGTATTAATTTCTCCGAGTTTAGGTTTTGGAACTGATTTATATGGAGAGTTTGGAAGATTTCAGATTATCATTAAAACACCGTATTTACCGTTAGGTTCTAAGAGAATAGGTATTTTAGCAAAACGAAATCCTAGATGGTATGAAACTAGAGCATTGATTAAGTTAGTTCAAATGTGTGGTAGAACTACTAGAAGTATAGATGATTATTCAGATACTTATATACTAGATGGGCAAGCAATAAATCTTATTAAGAGAAACAATATACATCTGCCAAAATGGTTTGTTAGTCGACTGCATTGATTTTTCCCGTAGTCTTTCATAATTATTTACAGGATAAATAAATGAGAGACTATACCTTCCATTGGGAAATTCGAAGTGTCATTGCACAATTTGAAGACGCTTTCAATGATATTGTAATAAAACGTTATAATATTGATAGAGAACCACAAGATCAACTTCACGTTAATTTTGTTTTTGCACCCAAACAAAGAGTTCTCTCTGATTTAGTTAATAAGAATCAGCATATCAAAATACCAACTGTTGCTATTGTTCCTGCTGGAATAAGAAGAAATGTAAATAGAGTCTTTAATAAGATAGAAGGATCTTATCATACCAATTCTCCTGTAAATTCAGCTTGGATGCATTTATTACAACCTGTACCTGTTGATATATCCATTAACATGTCAATCATTTCAAGATTTCAACAAGATGTAGATCAAATATTAACTAATTTTATTCCTTATTGTGATCCTTATGTAGTTGTATCTTGGAAATGGCCAGATGTTATTCCATGGGCAGATTTTGAAATTCGTAGTCATGTAGTATGGAGTGAAAATGTAGCGTTTCAATACCCAGTAGATATTACAAATACAGTACCTTATAGAGTTATAGCAGATACAGGTTTTACAATTGAAGGTTGGATGTTTAAGAATAGTCCTAATCCTCAAGGACCCATTTATGTTATTGATCATTCATTTACAGCTGTTAGTGAAATGGAAGATTTTAAAGTAATGCAAGATTATGAAAGTATATACAACACAGAGGTATTCATTACTTCGGCTAGACCACAATTGACTCAGTGCACTCCATATATGCTTTATACTAGTGCTGTGAGGAGTTTTGAGGTAATAGGTTATATGCTTGATTTTGTTGATACATTCTATTTAAGCGGTACACCTAATATGTTTGATACTTCAACAATAGGCATGCCTTATATATCTGGTTATAGTATTAGTGCTGGTGTAACATCTGTTTCAAGTGAAGGCGGTTTTAGATATTTTGATATATTTGCAACTGTTTCAAGTCTTTCAGGGATGTATCCCGGATTTTCAGGTATACAATTATCTGCAGGTGAATGGGATGTTGATAGTCAAAACATGATTACATTTACAGTTAGTGCTATTAATACAGGTTATTTTGATATCATAGCTGTTAATGCTGCGGGTTATGGAAAATTAACCCGTGATGCTATTAGATCAACTACTAATCCATATCCTGTTGGATCAGTTGATTATAATAATTATGTTGAGCCGCAACATCCTTCAGTTTCAGGAGTGCAGGTATTGAGTATCTAGATGTAGAATTTTAAGGTTTTTCTATAAGTAATTACAATAAAGAGGTAATATATGGCTAATGCAATGGGACAAGGAAATTCCGGTACATCTTCTGCTGGTCAATCATGGATATCAACTTTAGTTGCTCGTATGCCTTATACATATAAGGTTCTCCAGAATGCTATGGAGGCTAATCCTAAGTTTGATATATTTAGTGATTTAGTTACCAGAAAAGAACAACGTGTACAAAGGCAGTCTATTTTTGCACAGCAAGATGAGTACGCTGGCACAATAATGATAGATAAGCGCTATCATCAGATAATGTATGCGGATGTAGATACAGACAAAGTAAGGCGTATACAAGAGTATCGTAAAATGGCTGCTTATGCAGAATTAGCTGACGCCATTGATGAAATAGCAGATGAAGCTATTGTTAAAGATGATAATGAAGAAGTGCTTTGCTTTAAACTTAAAGGCAATTATGATAAAGTTGTAGAAGATGAATTAAAGAAAGAATGGAATAAGTTTGTTACAATATTTAATCTTGAAGAGAGGGGTTGGGAAATAACACGTAAGTTCCTTACAGAAGGAGAATTATACTTTGAAAATATCATTTCTCAAAATAGACCTGATTATGGTATTTTAGGTATACAAGGTATCCCTACAGAACTTATTAATCCTATCTATGATAATATACAAAATCAACTAATAAAGGGATTTTTATTACGTAAACCCGTTGTTAATCCAAAGCAAACAATTACAAATCAACAAAAAGAAGAGCTTATAGTACTTGATAAGAATCAAGTTACATACATACATTCCGGTCTTTGGAATGAAGATAGTACAATTAGATTACCATATATTGAGAATTCTCGTCGTGCTTATAAACAATTATCTCTTATTGAAGATTCAATTGTTATTTATAGATTAGTTCGCGCACCAGAGCGCCTTGTATTTAAAGTTGATGTTGGCAATATGCCTGTTCAGAAAGCTGAAGAGTATGTAAGAAAACTCATGCAGCAATATTGGTCAAGAAAGAATTATGATAATTCTCAGGGCAGAGTTACAAATATTTATGACCCACAATCAATGCTTGATGCTTATTGGTTTACTAAAAGAGGGCAGTCTGAGGGTACAACAGTTGAAACTCTCCCAGGTGGACATAATCTTGGACAGTTAGATGATTTGATGTACTTTGTTAAGAAGCTTTATCATTCATTAAAGGTGCCTGTAAGCCGTCTTGATCCCCAGGACCCCTTTAAAGATGGTACAGAAATAACAAGAGAAGAGTTACGTTTTGCGCGCTTTATTATTCGTATTCAAAATCAGATTGCTGTAGGTATTAAGCAATCATTCATAACCCATCTTAAGTTACGCGGTAAAAAATTAGATGAAGAAGATTCACAAAGTTATTGGGAAAAATTTGATTTACGTGAACATCAAATATCTATTGAGTTTAATACACCTACTAACTTTGCTGTGATGCGTGAGCAACAAATATTTGATTTAAAGAAAAATAATTTCCTTGGGTTAATTGGTTCTGAGTTAATGTCTCAAAGCTTTGCACAGAAGTATTATCTCGGTATGACAGATGAC